ATTCTATCAGCAGCAGAGAAAGAAGCTGATAGTATACAATCGGAATGCCGTAAGATTGGTACGGAAGGGACTGCGGTGGAGAAAGCGCTTGATGAGTCTAGCGATATACTTAAAACGCTTCGATCTAAAGTATCTCAACTCTCTGAAAATAACGTTCAGATCTCAGCACACCAATCGAATATTAAGTCATATCAGGACTATTTAAACAAAGAAGTCTCGGCTGATCTTAATGCGGCTGAGACTGATCTCTCTTCTTTACAATTAGATAGAACCAATTTATTGGAAAGTAAATTTAAAGTTTCAGAAGAATATTCTTACAATTCTGTTATGGCAGAAATGTTAAAGGACACTGGAATTAAAACAAAAATCATTAAGCAATATTTGCCAGTGATTAATAAACTTGTCAACCAACACTTACAGGTTTTAGATTTCTTTGTGCATTTCAACTTAGATGAAGGTTTTAATGAAACTATTAGATCCAGACATCGTGATACGTTTATATACGATTCTTTCTCTGAAGGTGAAAAACAACGTATCGACCTAGCACTACTATTTACGTGGAGGCAAATTGCTAAAATGAAAAATAGTGTGGCTACAAATCTTCTTATACTCGATGAAACATTTGACTCATCGTTAGATCATGATGGAGTTGAAAATCTATTAAAGATTTTGAACACACTTGATAATGATACAAACATTTTTGTTATCTCTCATAAGGGAGAAATCCTTGACGGAAAGTTTAATAGTAAAATTGAGTTTAAGAAAGAAAAAAACTTTAGTAAAATTGCAGCTTAATGGTTTACATTCTAATGAAAATAGTATATAATATACTATATAATGATAACGGAGTTATATGATGGAATTGAATGAAAGTACCCTCCAAGTACTCAAGAATTTTTCTGGTATTAATCAGAATCTTCTAATTCGTTCAGGGAATACTATCAAAACTATTTCCGAAGCTCGTAACGTATTAGCAACAGCAGTTGTTGATCAAGAGTTTCCTAATGATTTTGGTGTGTATGACTTAAACGAATTTATCAGTGTGCTATCTCTAGTTGATACACCTCGTCTAAAATTTGAAGATGAGCATGTTGTCATCGGAGATTCATCTGGTAGATCAAAAGTCAAATATTTCTTCTCATCCGAAGAAACATTGACAACCCCTCAGAAAGACATTAATATGCCAGATGCCGATGTGGCTTTTGCATTGGATAATGATACTTTGAATAAGCTTAAGCGCGCAGCTTCTGCACTTGGTCATAGTGAAGTTTCCATTTCTGGCAAAGATGGTGTGTTAAGTCTTTCTGTTGTGGACACCCAAAACTCAACGTCAAATACGTTCTCAATTGATGTCGACGGTGAGTTTAAACCGGATGTTGTATTTAACTTTGTACTTAATATTGGTAATCTTAAAATATTGCCAGGTGATTACGAAGTTCAAATCTCATCTAAACTTATTACGCAATTCAAACATAAAGAGTTGAACGTTCGCTATTGGATTGCGTTAGAAAAATCATCAACTTTTGGAGTATGACATGTCTGATGAAGCTTTAAAGCAGCTAGAAGATCTAGCTAATAAAACTTCGCGAAGTACGATTGCGGTGATTGATGCTATGACACAACGAGGTGGATTTAAAGGCGAAGAGCTTTCCACCATCGGAGGTCTTAGAGATCAATGTATTCAAATCGTGCAAATTTGCGAGCAATTGCAGCAGGAAGCTGCGATGGCTGACGACGGTGAAAAGGATAAAGAAGCAAAAAAGTAATTTACAATCGTAACTACTTGTGATATAATTAAATTTGTTATGGAGATTGTAAATGTCAAATGACTTCTTATGGGTCGAGAAATATCGACCACGCCGTATTGCTGATACTATCTTACCAGATAGTCTTAAGCAAGTTTTTCAAAAAATAGTGGACGGTGGGGAGTTACCTAATATGCTCCTCACCGGCACAGCTGGTCTAGGTAAAACAACCATTGCACGTGCTTTGTGCGATGAGTTAAGCCTGGACTATATTGCTATCAATGGATCCGAAGAAGGTAACATTGATACACTTCGTGGCAAAATTAAACAATTTGCCAGTTCTGTTTCGTTACAAGGTGGATACAAAGTTGTCATCCTTGACGAAGCCGATTATCTTAACGCACAATCTACACAGCCGGCTCTTCGTGGTTTTATTGAAGAGTTTGCGAATAACTGTAGGTTTATTCTTACTTGTAATTTTAAAAATCGTATTATTGAACCACTTCATTCACGATGTGGTGTATATGAATTTAATACAAGTAAAAAAGATCTCGCACCATTGGCCGCACAATTTATGAAGCGTAGTCAAGCAATTTTAGAAGAAGAAGGTGTTGGATACGATCAAATGGCAGTAGCTGATTTGATTATGAAATATGCACCCGATTGGAGGAGAGTACTTAATGAACTTCAAAGATATTCTGTCACGGGTCATATTAGTGAGTCAGTGGTTAATAGCAATCGCAGCGACAATTTTTCTGATTTATTTACACATTTAAAAAGTAAAGACTTTAAGAAAATGCGACAGTGGGTTGCTAACAATATCGATACTGATGCCTCAGCTATCTTTAGAGGTGTCTATGATAGAATGATAGATAATATTAAACCACATTCAATTCCTCAGCTAGTTCTTATCTTAGCTGATTATCAATACAAAAATGCATTTGTCGCAGATCACGAATTAAATGTAGTTGCATGTATGACAGAGATCATGGCAAACGTGGAGTTTTCATAATGAGAATAGAAGAAGACATAAAATTAGATTACAGTGATGTTTTGTTTAGACCAAAAAGATCTACACTTACTTCTAGAAAAGATGTAGATTTAGACAGACAATTTACTTTTAAAAATGGTCACACTTTTTACAATATTCCAATCATGGCAGCAAACATGGACGGTGTAGCTACATTCGAAATGGCAGATGCATTAGGTAAATTGGGTTTATTTACGTGTTTAAATAAATCGTATTCTGTTAAAGAATACGTGAATTATTATGATACTGAGATTAATCTTATACCCAGATCTGACACCCATTTGAGTAGGCATGAAATTTCAGCGTATACAATGGGAATTAGCGAGTCTGATCATGAAAAATTTCGTAAGGTGTATGAACAAGCTCCAAAAATAAAATATGTTTGTATTGATGTTGCTAATGGATATACGCAAAGATTTATAGAATACGTTAAAAATTTTAGATCCCAATATCCTGACGTTGTCTTAATAGCAGGCAATGTTGTTACTGCCGACCAAACACAGGAGCTTATTCTAAATGGAGCAGATATCGTTAAAGTTGGGATTGGACCTGGCTCAGTATGTACAACAAGAATCCAAACTGGAGTTGGTTACCCACAGTTATCAGCAGTCATTGAATGCGCTGACGCAGCTCACGGACTTGGGGCTCATATTATCGCCGATGGGGGTTGTACTAACCCAGGCGATATTGCTAAAGCATTTGGCGGTGGAGCAGATTTTGTTATGGTAGGTGGTATGTTTGCTGGTCATGATGAAGGTGGTGGAGAAATAGTTATTAATGAACATATTACTAGTCGATTAAAAGAAAGTACAGAAAAAAATTCACCTTTATTTAATTCTGGTTCAGAGGCTCATAGAAAAACTGAAATAAGAAAATTTATACAATTTTATGGTATGAGTTCTAAAACTGCAAATGAAAAACATTTTGGTGGATTGGATAACTATAGATCAGCAGAAGGAAAAGTAGTGCAAGTTCCTTATCGAGGTAGTATTAATACAACAGTGCAAGATATTCTTGGCGGTCTTAGATCTACGTGTACGTACGTAGGCGCTGATGGACTAAAACAATTAAGTAAATGCACGACCTTTGTTCGCTGTAATGACACACATAATAGGGTATATGAATAATGGTAGCTTTAGTAACAGGTGGTACTCGAGGAATTGGTGCTGCAATAAGTATAAGATTAAAACAAGCCGGATTTACAGTTGCAGCTAGTTATTGTAATGATACTGAAACAGCTGAAAAGTTTAAAGAAGAAACTGGTATTTCAGTATATCAATGGTGGGTAGAAAATCCCGAACAATGTTTAGATGGAATAAAAAGGATTGAAACAGATTTGGGTCCTATATCAGTATTAGTTAATAATGCTGGAGTCACAAGAGATTCTATGTTTCATAAAATGACTGAAAGTAAATGGCATGAAGTAATTGATATTAATGTCAATGGTTTATTTAATATGACAAAACCTATTTGGGAACTTATGAGAGAAAGAAATTATGGGAGAGTTATTAATATATCTTCTATTAATGGGCAAAAAGGTCAGATGGGTCAAGTTAATTATTCAACTGCCAAAGCTGCTACTATAGGATTTACAAAGGCTTTAGCTCAAGAAGGTGCTTCAAAAGGTATAACTGTTAATACAATTTGTCCTGGATACACAGCTACAGATATGGTAAAGAAAATACCTATAGTACATTTAGACAAAATAAAATCAACGATTCCAGTTGGAAGATTAGGAGAACCTGAAGAGATAGCAAGATGTGTTACTTTTCTAGCTTCATATGATTCTGGTTTTATTACTGGATCTACAATAACCGCTAATGGCGGA